AGTTTAAAAACCAACAACATATTAATGAGTGCAAATCTTATCTCCAAGAATACAGAACGAAATATACAAAGACATATTGAAAGACAATGTAAAGAACCAATCACTATCAACAGAATACTATCGAAAACTAAAGAGAAATTTCCAAACTCAGAACGAGTAAACACACTACGACAAATTGATCAGATTTTAATAATACAGCGCGATTTCACGAGGATTACATTTAGTCAATTTAACGGTACTGATAGAAGACTTGAATTACAATTACGTGATGCAGTTGGAATTCAAAGAAGAACTTTGCGACATGTTTCTACAAATTTGGGATCATATTCCAGATAGGCAACAATTTATTGAGAAAATTATTATGGAAGAGGAAAATGTAACAGCGGAAATGGATATACCAACTATTGTAACACATAATACAAATGTAAAATTATTGGAAGAATTGGAAGTTGACATCACACATGGACTTAATCCAATTAAAACTTTAACAATGGATAAAGACGAATACGATAACGGACAGTATAATGATGATTCGGTCGATGATGATGATTTACCCCATGTTATTGAGCCTATTACTGATTATATTAAACATAATAACGTTCAAACATTAAAAGGATTTAGACGTAAACGCGACGCCAATAAAGAAGTTTTTGATAACAATATATCTATAATTAACGTGGATGAGAACGTTTTAAATAACGAATCAGATAATGTGGAAAAATTGATCAATAGTGAATGTAATGACGTTGATAATGACATACCTTTAAGTGGAGTTGTAATTGATAGCATATTACATAAGTATGGAAAAGATAAAGTAATTAACTTACGTCAGAATAATCAATACGGCACTTTTTGTAATGTATCAAACATTAACGTTATTTGCGAAGAATTAATTTTTAACGCTACTCAAATGAACTTTCCATCAGCTGCGGTCAGACGTATCACATTTGAATTTTGTAAATGGTTAAACGAATCTGAATTATCGAAATTACAATGTAACCAAGATGCCAACATCAAATCGGAACTTCATATTAACGAGTGGACCAACACACCAGTATCTTTATATTTTGATATTCCTATTATGGCCAAACTACTAAACATTCCATATAGCCTAATTATTATTGAGAAAGGTGTATTGTCTAAGATGTTATCATTATCAAACAAAACTTTTAAACTTGAGCCAACTAATAAAATAGATTTCCATGTCAATCAAATATTAGCTATTATTATTGATGATTATGTAACAGTACCACTGCTACCATTTAAGAAGCTTTGGAATATTTCAGATCTAGCGAAGAATACAATACTACCTTTAGATTTATGTGAAGATAGTTCATCATATTTTAAAGAAGAGGATAAAGCTATTGCTACATATATTACCCCTTATATTGACCCAAGAATAATTTATATTGCACATAGAGATCCAACGGACTTTATGTTTATGTTACCTAATATAACCTATCTATCTGAGTTAAATTCTGAAATTAATATTGATAAACTCGCCGATGTATGTGAATTTGAATATAACAGATATCGTCAAGCTTTGATGTGCGTTAACAGTCTTGTAGAAGTTCATCGATGGCATTCTCTTGTATGTTTCATACATTTACTTGCTAATGGCGAATTAACACAGTCTGAACAAATATTTATTGCTGGGATATCACGTACTAATGAATATTATGTTGAATTATCACCAAGAGATTGTTTATACAATACTATACGTGCTTCATTTAAGGTATATCAAACATGGTTTAAGAGTTATCAAAATCGTGTATGTCACACTCCAGAAACTACTACTACAGAAGTGCATACAGAGAGTCTAAATATCATTCAGAAAGACGTGGACGTTAATCAAGGTACTAATGGAAATGGAGGACAAATAAATGTTAATAACTTATTTTTTAGTACGATGATCAAGCATTTAAACAACCAACAGAACAGATTAGATTTTTCAGATTTTAATAGTCAAATAACATACGGACATTTTGAAGCGTTACATGCTGTAGTAGAGTTTGTATCAGAAGTCCAAGTGACAAGAGAACTCTGTGACATCATGCGCAATAACCTATCTTTAGACCTTGATATCATTTCATTATACAGTAAGTCTATGTCAGACTATTTAAAGATGGATCTTGTTGTATATTTTCCGGAATACCATGAATTACGACTAATAGATGCTACAAAGCAATTTAAAATCCGATTAATTGAATTCAACTGTAGCGATGCTACTATTAAAATGTACAAGTATACTACAACATTTCATGCATCAATGCAGAAATCATATAACTATCAATTACATATGTCAAACGGGATGTCTAATAAGGAAATGTTTATTACATGCTTCAAAAGAGAAGCTAGTTTAGTTAATGTTAAGCAAATATCATTACGCAATAACTATACTTACGACGGAATAGTTGATAAGCCTATTGCTATTGGGAAAGGTAGACCTAATTATCCAAACACTACTAATCAATCTTTAGAATATCAGGCTAAACCAAGTCAAGTTAAACATGCATCAGTAGAGCAAGGTCATATAATAGATAATTATGACTCAATGAAATTCGTCTTATGTCATCAAAATTATAAACGTATTTTTAATAATAAATTGTTTACAGAAGCGCCAATCAGTGATGAGAATTTATTTCGGTTGAAACTTGAAGTCAATACTGGACAGCATATACTCGCGTTTACACACGTATCATTTTACAATGACGGTAAAGTTAAGAGTACTTACGTAACATTTATTACTGTTGATATAGATTGTAGTCATGTGCATCAAGCTTTATTACCTAGATGTGTATTTCATATGCAAAAAGGTAAGCCTATATTATACGCTGCTAATAAAACATTCGTTACAGGAGGAAGTGAACGTAGAATTGAAGTTGTATTTAATCATTTGAAGGAATATATAAAAAGAACAGGAATTAGCAGTCGTGATATTCATACAGTAACCAGTCAATCTGACCAATTAATTACCACATGTCTTACACCTTTCATTTTATCAAGTATGTCAATGCGAAAATCAGTGTTAGATAACGAACACTTATCATTTACTTCCCAATGTGTACGCAAGTGTCAAATATCTTTCAAAGATGATCGTATCAAATTGCCATGTGGAATAAGTGTACATGAGTCAACCGTAGATTTACATAAACATGCATGCTTATTAGAATATTATCGTTTGGGCTTGTATAAAGAAAAGAATAATATGAATAGATATGGATTTAGTTGCGTTAAGTGTTATAGTCGGTATCCAAATCAACTATGCGCTAACGTATGTCGTTTGATATGTCAGGGCATGTAATTCTGACTCTTGTGAATGGTTTGTATGATGTTAATATGTACGTGTGAGGATGTGGGGCTGCTAATCCCATGTTAACTGTTGAGTTTTTTAATCCTAAGT